CATCCTGATTTGCAGCTCCCATACCATATTGCTCTCTCAACTGAGCAAAGTAGTATTCCTTTTCCTGTGGCGAGCCGTTGCGTAAGATGTTATCCGCTTGCAATAACCCGCTAATGGCTTCACTAGGTTTAATGCCTAGACCGTTTATCGTATTAAGGTACGGCTGTACTACCCGTTCCATCTCATCAGCGTACTGAGCTTTAGAGATAAGCGGCTCAACACCAGCCCTCATCTGCTCTTCACGTTGCCATGCGTATTCTTGTAGTTTTGGCGAGGCCGCCGCCCATTCCTCGTGGTAGTCCTTCTTCCATGATGCAGGCGCTCTTTGCCATACTGGAGGCTCTTCTACTACTTCTGGAGCTTCTACAGGTATTGTTGGCGCGTACTTGCCATCAGCACTGCGTACTCTCTCAGCCTTTGGCTCTGTCTCTAATTCATCAAACTGCTGTGCTAGTAGTTCTTTTCTGTCTATTACGTTTGTATCGGGTACTGACTCTGGCATATCCATTTATTTCTCCCTGTGGGGGTTATTGGTAAACCTTTGGTTATCTCGCATACGATCCAGTAGCTTGTTGGCCTGATTATGCGACATATTTGCTAATTGTGCGCTTAATACTTCTCTGCGTGTATCTTTTACGACAGGTGCGCGGCTTGTCATAGTCTCGTTACCGACCTCAAAGCAGTTATGCTTCCTTAGATGCTCACGGTGCATAGCCCTGCCAGTAATCATTGTGCCATCAGCCATACTCTTGTAAGGAGCTATGTCAGGCATGATGTAGACCTTAGCATCATATTGCTCTGCGCCTACCTCTACAGCTTCCCCGTCTATATATACCCAAGACTGTCTCATGATTGCCCCAGAACAATAGCTACTTCAGTATTAGCGGCCTCTTCTGCCTCACGCACCTTATCTACCTGTGCCTTTGCGCCTATCTCTGCGACCATGATGCGAGTAGATGAGTCTAGTTGTGCTTTGTAGCGATTAAACTGATCTAGGTACTGTAGCTCCTGCATCTTCATCTGTTGGCGCATCTGTTCTAGCTGTGCGTCTGCCTGTAGCTTCATCTGCTCGATCTGCATATCTGCCTGTACTCGTGCTTGTTGAGCCTGTACGTCAATCTGTGCCTTCATCTGTGCGGCTTGTGCATCTGCTTGCATTTTCATCTGTTCAGACTGTTGCTGCGCTTGCATCTTCATCTGCTCAGGGTCAGGCTGCGGCTGTTGTGGCTGCTGTGATGCTGCCTTCATCTGTTCCAGTGCGGTATCTAACGTGCCTTCAATCGGTTCTGCTTGCTTAAACGCACCTATGCCGAACTTCATGACCTCTACCAGCATTGGTATCATCTCAGGTGACTCGCGGCCTACAGGTAAGGCTTGACCTAAGAAGCCGCCAAACGCTGTTAGGAACTCTACACGGTTACGCTTGTTCTGATCTTCATCCAATTGCACCAAACTGTCAGCCTCGACATCTATTCTAAAGTTAGCTAGTGGCGAGTCTTTAAGAAGCTCTATAGCCTGTGGTATCAACTGCTGATCTGCCTCAGACATCTGTTGTGCAGAAGCGTACTGCAATAGAGTCTGCGGCTGGAACTTGGTACACATGATCTGCGCCTTGAGCTTAATCAGGCTAGACGCAAACAGTGCTACCTCTTCCTGCATTGCTCTTAATCTAAGCCCGGCATACTGGCCTTTGATCTGTTGAGCAGTTGCGGTCTCGCTTGCACTGGTCTGACCCCTGATAATGTCAGATATGCCTGTAATCTCGTAGATTTGACTCTTTATGTCCTCTCTTGCCCGGTAGCAGTTGATGAGCGTACTAGCTATGACATCTAGCGGTAGGATGTCGATACTACCCTTCAGCCCACCCTTTTCACTGAATGCCATCCACTTATCCACAGGTATCAGAGTATTATTGTCTCCCTCTGTCAGTAGACGTTGTAGCGTTGGCTGGCTTGCGTCATATACTCCTCGTACCCTTAGAGCCTTGACCAGACCGTCAATTCTGTCGCTCAAAATGTCCAGCTCAGTAGCCTGATCTTGATACAGCACGAAGTCAGGTACAGGCACTAGAGAATCAGAGGTTAAAGTAGCGTACAAAGGCTTACCGCAGGGGAAAAAGCCTTCTACCTCGATAGGGTCATCACGCTCGTCTATGATGTAGTTGCTGTTCTTGCTAAACCAGTAGACCTTGCCGCTTTCCTTATCCCATAACTCACATATCTTAGCGCGTGTATGCTCTTTGCTAGACTGACCGTAGGAAGTTAGTGTCTGTGGGCCGCTGTCCAAAGGTATCTTCTTTGCAGACTCCTCGCCAAAACGCTCTATAAGCGCCTCTCGCGTCATGTAAGCCCAGCGCCATACAACCGTGACCTCTTCCCATGTACGAGCTACTGAGTGACCAAAGTCCTTCCAGTGAACGTAGTCTGTAGGAGCGCATTCGTACTCGATCTCTTCATAGGTTTCTGGGGTGTCACCTTTCGTTACATCCTTTTCATCAGCGTCCTCAGTAACCTGTAGCCCATCTTCTGGCATATCACGCTCAATTAGATGCGGCTCGTAGCGTACCCATGCGACACCACGACCGCCAAGAAAGCGATCCTGCACCGCGTTCTTCATAGTCGCTCTGAAGTCTGGGTAATGCTCAATCTCGTAGTCAATAGCTCTCTGAATGATCTGTGAGGCAACACGACCTACTTGGTCATTGTCTCCAAACCTTCTCGATACGTCAGCCATAGGCAGCTTAGAATAGACTGCTGGGACTAGAGTCTGTACGTTTGACCAGAGAATATTAAACTTTGCCGTCTCGTTAGAGTTCTGGCTGCGGTTATCATCTCTGTAGCGTTTGACGATCTTTGCAGAACGAGCCTCCCACTTCTTGAACTCGTTGTCGTATGCGCCGATTACGTTCAGATATTTCTCAATTGGAGTTTCGGTCATTTTCTGTCCTGTTGTCTAAGTGCTTCAGCTATTGCTTGAGGGTCTAACATCCCGCCAACACCTACACCAGCGAGAATGTCTGCTTCATGTCTACGCATTGGGTCAAAGGCTGCAAAGCGTGAGCGCAGTTGGTTTGGAGCGACTGACATTATTTCTTTATGTAAATAACCGCTTGGTGAATAATCCATAGTTATTCCAGTTTTACCCAAGTTATTCAGAGCGTCATTAACCTCGATTGGAGTCATGTTACCCATTTCACCTAAAGCACCAGATACATTACTTCTTTTATCTTGCCCAAAGTTTGTATAAGGAACTTCTAAATTGTTTTGATCTGCAACGCGCATGGGCATGGAAACCTGTTTATTCCAGTTATCACCTAGTTTTTTATCAGTTGTTGTATAAAATCCACTTCCAAGCCACCCTTCATCAGTAGCAGAGCCAATAGATTTAGGGTCAAACTCTGAAAATCTAGCATTTGTAAAATGATAAGCATCTGTCGGATACATACCCGGAGCATTCGCCCTGTCTATATAGGTATTACCTTCTGGCAGTCCTAGTCCACCCTGCTCAACTGGTAGGGCAGCATTGCGCTGGGCTGTGTCGTGCAGTATCTCGAACTCTGTCTTAGGTCGTTGAATCATAGCGCCGCCTACACCATTGCGCTCTGGCACACTCATAGCCTGAGCATCGCCATATCTTACAATCTGATCTTTTACTGGCACATCAAACATACTGGGCGGGTATGAGGCTGCACGCTCTGCGGCTGTCATGTTCATGCGAGATTGGGTTAGGCGGGCTTCGGCTTCTCCGGCTAGGCGGCGGTAATCTTTATTTGCAGCCTCAAGCGCACCCAATCCATCACGCCCCTCAATCGCTTGAATTTGTTTGACAATGCCACTTCGAGCATTCATTAGTTCATCATATTGTGGTGTGCCGGAAGCAGCGCGCATTTGCTGGTTAATGTCTGTTACCTGTGCGTCTAAGTCTTTTAGCTTATTTTGATAGCCGCGCATAAACATATCAGGACTCCCACCAGTTGCAAATCCCTCTTGCCGCTGGATGGAATGTTGAAGTTCGTGGAGAGGTGTACTTTCGCCCGATACATTTTTACCAAGCATGATGCCCTCATTGCCGTACATATCAGTTCCGTATGCCCCCCCTGATTTTCCTCTAAACTCTAACGGAATCTTACTTGTATTTTGGTACGCATCATACAGCGATGGATGCCGCATTACGTCACCCATATTTGTACCTTGCCTACCAGCAACCCTCTCTACCGTTCCGACTCCTCGAATAGTTGCTGGGCTATCATCAATCTCAAACCTCGGCTTGCCATCAGCACTACCAAAGAACCACTTTGTCTTAGCATGAATTACCTCATCAGGAACTCCGGCTGCCTTCATATCCTTTGCTACCTTGAGAGCTTGTTTGTCTGCTGTCTTAGCTCCTTCCCCCGCAAACATACGCATTCTAGGGTCAATCACATTCCTACCAAGTAGGCCAGTTTTGTTCTGTACCTGTTCAGCTATAGTTTTTAGAGCAGCTTCACCACCTTTTTGTATAAAAGGCCGCATTGCCCCGCCTAACGCAACAGTATCAACCACTTCTGGTCTTAGCGTTGTAGTCTGTCCTCTGCCTGTAGTTATGCGCCCACCGTAGCTTAGATCGTCTAGCAGTCTGTTAACGTTCCTTAGCGGCAGCAGATCACCACCACGCATACCGCCAAATAATGGATCGCGCTCAGGTACTACATATCTGTCGGCTTGATCTGATAAATAGCCAGCAGCGTCAGCAACAGCGCCAAGAAACCTATTACGAGGCTGTTGAGTTACTGAGTCTTGCCTAGCTAAGGCTTTGGCTAGTTCTTTAGCGGAGGGCATTTTTTCTAGCCATCATTCTAGCTCTAGCTTGTTCTGCGAAGGTGTCCAGTGACGGTTCTACTGCTGGTGCGCCAATTAATCTAGCTTTAGCCTGTTCACCGTATGCGTCCATTGCTTGGTATGCAGGGTTAGTTGCAGATAGAGCAGCAGACTGCTGTGGCGTAATCTCAACGCCATTGACCGTCTCACTCAACAAAGTACGCTTTGGCGTATAGGTCTGTAGTCCAGCAGCTAGTTGTTTAGGACTAGGCATTATGCTGAGAATATGCCTACAGCCATAACCTCAACACCTGCTCCTGTCGTTACTTTCCATGCACCAGTAGTAGATGCAGCGTTGATCTCGATATTGTAGACATTGATACCTGTGCCGCATGATGCAGGTAGCACTGTATGGGTCAATATGCCTACGCCTGTTCCGTCTACCAGAACTACATTGCCTGTAGCAGCGGTGGTGACTGTACATATTAGTCTGTGGATGTAGTCACCGATTGCGCCTGTGCCGCCTAAGACTTGTGCTGTTTGACTGACTGCAACGTGTTCGGATTGGTATCTAAATGGTGATTGTATGCTCATATTCTG